ACTTTAGATTCTGCAGAGTTTTTTGGGGAAAGACGATAAGAAAATTGATGCTCCTTAAATTGTACTCCCTGAAATAAAACAACACGATGAGGATTAGCAGCAACTCCTCTTGCTGCCGCAATACCAGCTTTCACTGAAGCTGGTGCTTTTCTTGCTCCAACAGCAGCAAGAGTATCCACCGCTCCAGCAGCAGCTCCTGGTGCTGTAAAAGAATCTTTTGCTTTTTCGTAAAAAGACGAAAATACTTTACCAACTCCTGAAGCAACAGCACTTGCACTGTCCCATTTCGTTTCTGCCGACGCTAAACCTTTCACAGTTTCCTGAACACCTGCGGCAACAGAATCTATGGTTTGAGATGTTATACCAGCAACAGCTTCACCTAATGCACCCAAATCTTCATTTTGATAATCTATTTGATATGCAGTTGAAAGACTTGCTGGCATTGGTAGATATATTTCACCTATTGCTTTATCTTTAATGCTCTGCCCCCTCAACCCACTCATAGACATTCCACCATGAGTTTTTCTCCTGTAGCAAGCAATGCTTATAAAGTGACCATGCTGTTCAACATCGAGAGGAAACAACATTTGTGGTGCTCCTGCAACCGTTTCTAATCTTTTTAGTGGATTTGCTGCTGTGCTCATATTATTTTTCTACCTTTGTAACTAAATAATCTTAGTTCGTTCAAACTATTTATATCAGAAACTGATGGCATACAAAGGAAGATTTAAACCGCGCAACCCAAAAAAGTATCTCGGAAACCCTACGAACATTATATATCGTTCTAGTTGGGAACTTAGAGCTATGAACTATTTTGACCGAAATGAAAATATTATGAGCTGGGCGAGCGAAGAATTAGCAATACAATATAAATCTCCCATCGATGGCAAGTTGCATCGCTACTTTCCCGACTTTTATATAAAAGTGAAAGAACGTAATGGTCAAATCCGTATTAAAATTATAGAAATTAAACCAAAAAAACAATGTAAACCACCCGAACCACAAACAAGAAAGACTAAGAAGTATATTTCAGAGGTTGCTACATGGGGAATAAATAGTAGCAAATGGAAAGCTGCACAGGAATACTGCGCAGATCGGAATTGGGAATTTTTAATCCTCACGGAAAAAGAGTTGGGAATATAACTTGGTCGCTTATCGATTTGAACGAATTCTAAAAAGGGGTGAAGAGGAAGCACCTGAAAGAGAAATGGCAGCGAGGCAATGGTATAGGAACCAAGCTCGTAGGACAACTGCGAACCCCGAACAACTGATTAGAAGCGATCGAGATAGATTTCGAATTAAACCTCAAATGGGAAATTTGTATATCTTCAAATATGATCCTAAAGGTAAAAGCACTCTCCCATATTATGATAGATTTCCTCTTGTTATTCCGATAGAAACAAGTAGAAAAGCAGGAACAGTCAGAGGGTCTAGTTTTACGGGAATAAACCTACATTACCTTCCTTTAAAAATTCGTGCTAGATTTTTTGACGCTTTATATACAAATGTGACAGACGGTGGGGAATTTAATATTAATTATAATTTAATGACCAAATCTAAGAAATATAGATTTTTCAGACCTTGTATTAAGCAATATCTTTTGACCAATGTAAGATCTAGATTCTTTTTTATAGAACCTAAAGAATGGGATATCGCTTTATTTCTACCATTAGAACGATTTACCAAATCAACAAAAGCAACAGTACATAGAGAAAGTTTGTTAAAGGTGCAATAATGAAAGCATTCAATGTTAATGATTTTACATCAGAGCTGAATAAAAGAGGAGCAGCAAAATCGCATAACTTTGCTGTAGCACTTCATCCTCCTCCTAAATTAATGAAACTATTCCCTTCTGGTGTTGATTGGTTGCCACTACGGATAGAAGCGGTAAACCTACCCTCTCGCAGTCTTATGACCCTAGAGCAGAGATATCACGGTCCAGTTCGCTATATGCCATATTCTGTAATATATACTCCTGTTACTCTTACTGTTATTCTAAGTGACAATATGATAGAACGAGAAATGTTTATGGCATGGCAGGATATTGGAGCTTCGGTTCCGGATGGACCTAAAGATTTGGAATCTCCGAGAAGAGGAAATTTCGGGACTCCCGGAAAATATGATTCTTCCTATTATGATGATATAAAAGGAACAGTAGAAATATATCAATTTCCAGAAATGCCTGGTCTACAAGGTAGAGGAGGCGGTGGTGGTGGACTTCTTGGTACCATTTCGGGTGTAGCAGCTGCTGTTGGGTTTGACCCAAGTATTATCAGTAGACCTTTAGGATTTGATATAGGTTCAATGTTTGGTGGAAGTAGTGTCCCTTCGATAAAACATACAGGAAAAATAACACTTAATGAAGCATACCCCCGAACTGTAAATGAGGTTTCTATGAACTGGGCATCAGATGAAATTGCAAAATTACAAGTTGAAATAATGTATTTTGATTTTGAGGAAGATTTTGTGAAGAAAATTCCTGATGCTGGTGGAGGAGATGACCTTGCTGGAAATATTCGTAAGGGATTAAATATGATTAACAAATTCAAACCCGCAGTATCGGGTCTGATAAAAGGTGGAGGTGGTTCTCTACTTGCTGGCGCAAAAGGTGGTTTAACAAATGTCGGAGCGTCAGTTAAAGTATTTTAAATGAATGAAAGGAGTATATAATGGCTTTACCAAAACTAGCAGCTTTGAAGTTTAAGACAAAACTTCCTTCAAATGAATTGGAAGTTGAATACAGACCATTTCTCGTGAAGGAGGAGAAAGCTCTACTTGTTGCAATGGAAGCTGAAGATACATCACAAATGATTTTGTCTCTTCGAGAAATTGTTAATAATTGCGTAGATGGTGACCAATTTGATGTAGGAAAAGCACCATTTTTTGATTCTGAATATCTTTTCCTACAAATGAGAGCAAAGTCTGTAGGAGAAGTGTCCACATTAGAATATGGACATACAGATGGTGTAAATTATGATGGAGTTAAATGTGATCACATCACTGAACTCAAGGTTAATTTGGAGGATATTAAAGCAGAAAAACTAGAAGGTCATACTGATGAAGTTCGAATTAGTGAACAATTATATGTTAAAATGAAATATCCTTCGCTGATGGAATTATCAGCTCTTGATTTTGCTGACCAAGAGTCTACTGATGAGTTTAAATTGGTAGCAAATTGTATTGATTATGTCTTCGACGATAACGAAACATATGAAGCGGATACGGAGCAAGAAAAAATTTCATTTGTAGAATCGATGAATACTAAACAAATGACAGAGCTGGGTAAATTTTTTGATACTATGCCCAGAATTCGTCATGAAATACCTTATACTTGTGAAGGTTGTGGTCAAGAAGACGTTTTAAAGTTGGAGGGACTATCTGATTTTTTCTAATAGCCCTTTCCCATATGAGTCTAGGAAATTATTATGACTTAAACCATTCTTTGATGCGATACCATAATTGGAGTTTAAGCGACATTGATAATTTAATACCGTGGGAAAGGGAGGTTTATGTTAAAATGATAACAGATGCTGTTAAAAAGGAGAACGAAGAATTAAATGGCTAGTTTGATTTCAGCTATACCATTGCTAGGTGGCGGTGCTAAAGGAGAAAAGGTGTTATCTCAAAACACTTTTGAGGTTTTCTCGACCAAATTATATGAAATTTTTTCCGTTTTGGATAAAGAAGAAGAAAAACGTGATAGAATAAATGCAAGACTTGAAAAACTAAAGATGCGGCATCGGAAAACCAAAAAAGACGAAATCCTCGATGATGGCGAGGACGAAGAAAAAGAAGGTATGTGGGATGGTCTGAAAAAAATATTTGGTATGCTTAAAGGTATTATTTTGACCCAAATGCTTGGTGGTCTGAAAAAAATTATTATAGGAATAAGAGCAGGATTCAGACTTCTTGGTGTGTTGTTTAGGAGATTCACAGGACTAGCTCGATTAATTCTAAGAATGTTGGGATTTAAAATAAAGATTCCGAAACCACCCAAAGTTGGTTTGCTTAAAAGAGTCGCCGGACTATTAAAGTCAGCAGGTAGAGGTGCCAAAAAAATAGGAAACTTTATAAAGAAACTATGGAAGAAACTATTTGGACCAGCTGCAAGTATTGCGAAAGCTCTGGGATTACAAACTGCAAAAGCAGTAAAGGCGTTGAGGGCAAAGATTAGTAATCTTAGAAGCAATTTAAAAATTCAACAATATGGACTCACGGCATGGAGAAAGGTGGCAAATAAAGCAAAGGCTTTAAGGTTTAAGGCGATACAACAAATATGGAAACTTCAAGCATCAGTAAAAGTGTTGAATGGAAGGATAAAAGGTCTTTTAGCAGATGCGGCGAAAGCTACGTCGAAAGCTGCAACAAATCTGATAGAGGCGTCAAAAGAAGCAGCACGAAAGGCAGTAGCAAAGCAGGTAAAACTTATTGAGAGTCTAAGGGGACAACTGAAAGGTCTTGACGGTCAATTAAAAGGTGCCAACCAAGCTCTGGCAGCAGCACAAAAGAAAATAAGTGCAATTGCAAAACAGTTAGGGAAATTGGGTCTTAAAGGTGGAACAGCTGTTCTTTCTACTGCGAAAGGAATAGCAGGGGCATTTACAGGTCTCAAAGAAAGCATTATCAATACCGCAAGGGATGCTGGATTTAAATCAGGAAAAAAAGAAGGAGTGAAGGCAAAAGTAAAAGCAACGCAAATAAAAGCTGATGAATTATTATCACAAAAAAACCGAGATCTTACGTCCAAACTGCAGCAACAAATAACCGAGAATAATAATCTTAATGATAGAAATAAAAATTTAAAGAATCAAAATACAAGATTACAAAATGCAGCAAATGTTGTAAAAAAGAAACCTCCCGTAAACCTAAAAGCAGGAGCAAACATTGCATCATTTATGGATGCTCCAACAATGAAAGGAACACCTATTAAGGGTCTTAACATAGATTCATTAAAAATGAAA